TTCCAAGACGGCAGTTCGACTCTGCCCGCCTCCAATAAATACTTGCTCGTCTAGAAAAAAAGATGAAAAAGTTAGAGCGTAAACTCAAAAAGAAAAAATGAGAAAAGTTTGTATCTATTGTGGTAAAAGAAAAAACAAAGGGTCTTTTTCTAAACACATACATCATAAAGATAATTTAGATACAAGATGTAAAAAATGTGTTAAAAGACACATAAAAATTAGAAATAAATTAAGGAAAAAAGCACCACAAAAACCAGAGATTTGTGAGTGTTGTAAAATTACCAAAAAATTATGCTTAGACCATGATCATAAGGATAATAGTTTTAGAGGCTGGATATGCAGTCCTTGTAATGAGGGTATTGGAAAACTAGGCGATAATCTTGAAGGTGTTGTTAACGCTATGAATTATTTTTTGTCAAGACCAAAGAAAAATTAGACGATACTTGACAAGGACATTGGCGTATGGTAGAATACGCTAAACACAGGAGACTATTTGGATGATTCACGATTTTAATTATGTTTGGGGAATGGTTCGTGATTTGAGGGCTACTAGCAGCACTATTGATAAGCAAGAAATTATTGAAGACTATTGCAAGACTGGTAATATTGGTGCTAATTTTACTAAGAAGGTTTTATTGTATACCTATCATCCTTTGTGGCAATATAACGTAACAAGCGATAACCTCAAGAAAAAAAATACTTTGAGAGGTAAGAATTATAAGAACTTCTTTGATCTGCTAGACGATCTAAAGAGTCGCAAAATTACGGGTCACGATGCTATCGGGGCAGTCCATACTTTTATTGATAGTCAATCAAATAAAGACAATATCGAAGAACTCATTTATTGTATCATTGATAAAGATCTAAAAACCCGTGCTGGCGACAAGATTATTAACAAGGCTATTCCTGACCATATTCCCACGTTTAGCGTAGCCTTGGCAGAAAAATATGAGCCAAAATTTGTAGACTGGAAGGATGGATGGTATGTTAGTCGTAAGATCGACGGTGCTAGATGTATTGGTATTGTTGACAGTAATGGTAACACTACTTTTTATTCCCGCACAGGAAAAAACTTTGATACGCTTGATATTGTTAGCAGTGGTATTAAGGCTCTTGGGATTACTGATGTAGTATTTGATGGTGAACTTTGTCTGGTTGACGAAGAAGGTAATGAAGATTTTCAAGGAGTGATGAAGCAACTCAAGAAGAAGGATCACACTATTCCCAATCCATCATATAAGATTTTTGATATGATGACAGTGGATGAATTTTATAGTCAAAAGGGAGAGCAAAATAGGCCATTTAGTATCAGGTTTAAGAATCTACAACAAGTTATGAAAAAAAACGAGTGTGCTTGTCTTAGTGTTCTGGAACAAGTTAGGATTGATACTGACGATGATTTTGAATCTGTTGTTTCTTATTCTAACGAACAACATTGGGAAGGAGTAATGCTTCGTGCTGATACTCCGTATAAGGGTAAGCGAAGTAAAGACCTGTTGAAGTATAAGAGTTTTAATGATGATGAATATAAGGTTGTGGATGTAGAAATGGGGCCATTTAGGTATGTGCTAAATGGTCGAGAGCATGAGGAGACTATGCTTTCTTGCGTAATGATTAACCATAAGGATAATATTGTTAGAGTTGGTAGTGGATTTAGTATTGAGCAGCGTCAAAACTTTTATAAACACCCAAAAAAAATTCTTGGAAAAGTAATTTTGGTACAATATTTCGAGGAGACAGAGAATGAAAAAGGCGGTATCTCTTTGAGGTTTCCAACATTCAAATATCTATATGGGGATTCTAGAGATACCTAATCTTCTTCAAAAAACTGGGAACAATCTGCATCTATTTCTTTTGTCTAGTGATACAGATTTTCCTTTAAGGCTAAAATAGTATGTTGCATTTATGTCGCAGTAAATATGAATGGATTGACAAGTTTACGATTTATGGAGAGAGACACTCTGGAACTAACTTTTTAGAAGCGTGTATTAAACAACAGTTCGGATTGAATCTTACTTATTTTTATGGATTTAAACACTGGCTAGGTTTTGCTAAACCAGAAAGAATAACTTACGATAGACATATTCTATTTTTGGCTATTGTAAGAAATCCATATGATTGGTTAACGGCATTTTTTAATGCTCCTCACCATGTTCCCGTGCAGTCAACATTATATCTAGAGAATTTTTTAACTAATGAATGGTATTCTGTTGATCGTTATGGTAATGAAATTATGGAAGATAGAAATTATACTACTAGACCTAATCTAAAGAGATATAAAAATATTTTTGAATTAAGAAAACAAAAATGTATGTATCTTTCTCAGGAAATGCCTATTTTAGCATCTAATTATGTTTTGTTATCTTATGATTCTTTTTTAAAAAATCACTATAATTATCTAAATATTATTGGTCAAAGATTTGATCTTAAAAAAATAGGCTCGCCACCTTCTCTTATTCTTAAGAATACTATATATATGGAACCACATATCAAAAATTTAATTGACTCCAATTTAGATTGGGCAGTAGAGGAAAGTTTGGGATACTTTCAAAGATAGTGTAGAAACGGGGCTTGACAAGCCGATAACACTAGTGTAGAATGGTAGCGTACACTTGGAAGAAATCATTGGAGAAAACATGACAGAAGCAGTTGTTGAAAAAAAGCCTGTTGTAATGAGTACCTCTAAGGCTGACGAATTTTTTAAGTCTTTTCCCAAAGACAAGGTTGTTGCCTATAAAGATTATTGGGAGAGTGTTCGTCCTAAGAATAATGACGATATTTTTCGTCGTTATCTGTTTAGTTTTATGAGTGTCCATACAACATGGAAATCTAATGTTAATGGATATAATGCTATCAAAAATTTTAATGATTGGATTGATAATAAAGAGATTTTGAGAGAGAAAATTAAGAATAGCGGTTGTGGACTCTATAATAATAGAACAAAGTTTATTTGGGATTTCAAAGATAAATTTTGGGCAAATCCTAAAGACTTCTATTTTACAACCAAAAAGGGGCATGTGAAGAAGAGAGATAGTATTGTAAATAAGGTTGGCGGTCTAGGTTCTGCTAAAATTTCTTTTTCTCTAGAACAAATTCATCCTAACGAATGTAGAGTATTTTGTGGAGATACTCATATGCTTGAATTGTATGGGATGAAAACTCTGACATATCAGAGCAAAACCGGACTGTCTTTGTATAAGAAAATGGAAAGACATTGGAGTATTAATTGCGGAAAACTTGGTGTTCCATTATATATTGCTAGATGTATTTTTTGGGATGCAAAACAGAATAAGACTGATTCTCGTTATTGGTCATACGTTTTTGAAGATTGATTATAGTTTCTGGTGTATACAATAAGCGAAAAGGTATATACTATGAAAAAACAATGTATAAAATGTAATAAAAAACAAGATCCTAATAATTTTCATAACCAGAAAGCATCAAAGGATGGAAAATCTCCTTATTGCAAATCTTGTCATAAAGAATATAATGCTCTAAGGAGACAAAAGAATAAAAATAAAATTAAAAAACAACAACAGGAATATAGATCTAAATATAGAAAGAAATTAAACGAAAATAGAAAACAATGGGGACAAAACAATCCAGATAAAGTTGCTATAAACGCTAAAAAGTATAGAGAAAAATATCGAGATAAAATTAATAAAAAACTACGACAAAAAAGAAAAAGCAATATTAATTTTAAACTGAGAACTATAATTAGTAATCGTATTAGAATGGCTTTGTCTAGAGGCTCGAAAAATAGCACTTCTTATGAGTTAACAGGTTGCTCTTGGGAACATCTTAAATTATATTTAGAGAGCCAGTTTACAGTTGGTATGAGTTGGGATAATTATGGACAGTGGCACATAGATCATATTAAACCATGTTGTAATTTTGATTTATCCAAAGAAGACGAACAGAAAAAATGTTTTTATTATACTAATTTACAACCATTGTGGGCCATAGATAATTTAAAAAAATCTGGAAAATAAATACTGTAGTTTTGTTTTGGAGAGTTAATATTATGGCTACTTTAACAAAATTCAATCAAGACGAAACCTTGTTCATGGTTTGTGGATGCCAAAATGAAGTCCTAGTGATCAATTATGATCATAAAATCAAGGTTGCAGACCTGTCTATATATTCCCAGACATTTTCTTTTAAGATGTCATGGAAACAAAAAATCAGATATATATGGAACATTATAGTTAAAGGCACTCCTTACTTTGACCAAATTGTTTTGGATCACAAGCAATTAAAACAACTAAAAGAATTTTTGCTACAACTAAATTAGTGTATTAATATAATGTCTTCCATAATTAGGAGATCATCATGATAATGAAAAACTTTGTTTCTGATGAATTAGCCAATAAGGTTTACCATCTCACTATGGCTTTAGATCAAGCACAAGAAATAATCAAAAAGTTAGATAGTGAAAATGAAAATTTAAAACAATCTTTAGTTTCATTGGGTCTGACTCCAATGGATAGTGAGTAAATTATGAATTCTTTAACCAAATCTTCATCAGACAAAATGATTTTTGGTGTTTGTGGTGGGCTAGCGGAATATTTAGGAATAGATTCCAGAATTATTAGGATATTAACAGTATTAGGAATTTTTTGTAGTTTTAGTATTATCTTTTGGATTTATCTGGTTTTAGGTCTTGTGTTACCCGCTAAAAAATAAAAATTCAAGGCGTGGCAGTTGACAAGACGATAGGGTATGATAGAATGAGGATACAACGCGGGGATGATCAGTCGCGTGACTGAAACCGCGAAGTAAGTTTGGATTTTTTTTGGAGGTTGATTATGGCTGAAGTTACCACGGTTGATAAGCAGAAGCGTATTCGTTGTTCTGATGAGCAGTTTCTTGAGGCTGTTTTTTCGTCCAAGACTTATGCTGAGATTGCGTCTAAGACGGGTCAGAAGATTGCGAGTACGATGGCTCGTTATGCTCGTACAAAGGCCGCTCTTTCTAAGAAGGGTATCGAACTTCCCACGATGGAACGTGCGAAGCCCGTAAAGACCGTTGATAATGTCGAGGCTATGGCAGAGGTTGTTCGCCGTCTAAAGGCCCATACCAACGCTTGAGAGCCTATAATTAAAGGTTGGTAGCAACCGGCCACAAGAATCTAAATGACAGAGGCACAAATATGGTAATCAACCTCAAGTCATCGATTTTTGTGGTCGGTTGTTTTATGGCCCGGTAGTCCAATTTGGCAGAGACACAAAACTTAAAATTTTGCAAGTATCGGTTCGAGTCCGATCCGGGCTATTGTTTGTAGTATAAAAAGTAGACAATAAATTTATATCTGGTGTATGTTAGTT